GAAGCAATGGATACAGAATCAATCATTGCCTCTGCATTAGATATTATTGCTGATGAATCTACATTAAAAAATGAAAATGGTGAAGTAATACACATTACTTCAGCAGACGAAAACATACAACGTATATTATATAATTTATTTTACGATGTATTGAATATTGAATTTAACTTATGGTTATGGATTCGTAATATGTGTAAGTATGGTGATTTTTATTTACACTTAGAAATTGCTGAAAAATTTGGTATATATGGTGTAACACCAATGTCTGTTTATGATATGGTACGTGAGGAAGGTACAGATCCACAAAATCCATCTTATGTATGTTTCAAAATTGATCCAATGGTTATCGCATCTGGTGGTATTAATAGCCGCGTATCAGATAGAGAAGGCCGTATTAAATTTGAAAACTACGAAATTGCTCACTTCCGTTTATTAACAGACGCTAACTACTTACCTTATGGTAGAGCATTTATTGAACCAGCGCGTAAAACATATAAACAATATATCCTAATGAAGGATGCGATGCTATTGCATCGTGTAACTCGTGCCCCAGAAAAGCGCGTATTTTATATTGATATTGGTAATTTACCTCCAAATGAGGTTGATGGATACATGGAGCGTTTGAAGAATAAAATGAAGAAAACTCCATTTGTAGACCAACAAACAGGTGAATATAATTTACGTTATAACGAAATGAACGTAATGGAGGATTTTTATATTCCTCAACGTGGTGGAGCTAGTAATACTAAGATTGACACAATCAAAGGTTTGGAATATAACGCAATTGATGACGTGAATTTCCTACGCGATGAAATGTTAGCAGCACTTAAGGTGCCTAAAGCATTCTTCGGATTTGAAAAAGATTTACAAGGTAAAGCTACATTAGCTGCTGAAGATATTCGCTTCGCTCGCACAGTAGAGCGTATTCAACGTATTGTATTATCTGAATTGTATAAAATGGCATTAGTACATTTATACGTTCAAGGATATGATGGTGCTGCATTAAACAATTTTGAATTAAATTTAACAGTACCATCAGTAATATACGAACAAGAAAAAGTAGCACTTTGGAAAGAAAAAATTGCATTAGCTAAAGATGTCCAAGACAGCAAATTAATGCCTTCAGATTGGATATATGAAAAAATATTCCAATTCAGTGAAGATGAATATAATGAATATAGAGATTTAGTTACAGAGGACATGAAACGTACTTTCAAACTTTCACAAATTGAAAATGAAGGTAATGATCCATCTAAATCAGGTAAATCATACGGTACTCCACATGACTTAGCTTCATTATATGGCGCTGGTAGAATGGGACAACACGCTGAGGTACCGGGTGGATATGATGAAACTCGCCCTGTAGGACGTCCTCAAGAGAAAAATTCTATAGTAGGAACACAACAAGATCCATTAGGTAAAGATAGATTAGGTAGAATGGATAATAATACTTCTAAACAAGCTAATATTCCTACTGATGATGGAACACCAAAAAGTGGATATGGCTTAGCATTAGCTGAAACATTAAGATTCAAAAATATGCTACAGCATATACCTAGAGCAGATAAGCAAATTATATTTGAGGCTCAACAAGAATCATCATTACTTGACGAAAAAAACATTAAGGACATATAATAACTACATATTTATAGGTAGTGTACACTATTAATTATGAAAATTAGACATAATAAATTTAAAAATACTGGTATTTTATTTGAATTACTAGTGCGTCAAATCGCATCAGATACTATGTCTGGTAAAGATTCGGCTTCTATTAATTTAGTTAAAAAGTATTTTTCTAAATCTGAATTAGTAAAAGAACATAAATTATACCAAGTATTAATTACTTCTAAAGCATTAACTGAAGGTAAGGCTGAATCGCTAATCAACGCAACGCTTGATTTATCTTCACGTTTAAATAAAACCGCATTACGCAGAGAAAAATATAATCTCATTAAAGATATTTCTGAAGCATATAATTTAGAAGAATTTTTTAAATCAAAGATTAATCATTATCCACAATACGCTGCTGTATACAATTTAATTGAAGCACATACTTCATCAGAATTTGTAGAACCATCTTATGTTATTGATAATAAAATAACTTTATTAGAACATATATCACGCACAGCTGTAGATAAAGAAGAAGTTAAAGATCGTCTATTAGAGGAATATACTCAAATGGACAAAGGTACACGTCTTTTAGCATATAAAATGCTATTAGAAAGATTTAACAACAAATATAGTACTTTATCTGATAATCAAAAATCAGTATTAAAAGAATATATTAATAATATATCTAATACAGTTAAATTAAGAGAATTTGTTAATAGCAATTTCAATAGCATTGCAACTGAATTAGCTAAGTTAAGTAAAACAGTAACAGATAAAACTATCCAAATTAAAATTAATGAGGTAACTAATCTGTTAAAGCCTTTAGATAAAAATCAAAGTGTAAAGGACGATAATATTGTTGCTCTTTTACAATTTCATGAATTAATAGCTGAATTAAAAAATGTCAAGTAACCTAAAAGAATTTATTAAATCACTTGTACGTAAGCATTTAGATGAAGAGTCTGTAGCAGCGGATGCTGGTCCTTACATGACTCCTAAAGCATTTGCTGGTAAAAGAAAAGGCGACAATAAAGCTAAAAAACCAACTAAATCTAAGGTATTAGACTATAAGAAAGTATATCAAGAAAGCGATTATGATAAAGCCTCTATATCTAGCGTATCAAGTGGATATTCAGCAGCATCTCCATCATCACGACCAAGTTTATACTTACAAAAAAGCGAATATTCCGCAGCTGAAGGTATGAAAGAATCATTAGATACTTTAATTAAAAATGAATTATTGAACGAAAGTTCATACAATAAATTTAAAAGAGAAGTAACATTCAGAACTAAATCTGAACAATTACACAAAGCAATCCGTGAAGTAAAACGCAAACTAGCTGAAATTGATCGTATTGTTGAGTATACATCTCGTATGAAACAAGAATTAAGTGAAGGTGAAGAAGGAGTTAGATATTGGAAAGCAACACAAAATAATGTTGCTAGAATATCTGAAATGGTAAACCACCTAAATAATAAAATTAAAAATTTACAACAATAATGCCACAAGTAGTAAACGGTATATTATACCCAGCAACAACATTAGTAATAAACGGCCAATCAATAAGTGGCTCTTTTTATAAATTTCAAGTACTAGCATCTGGATCTGTAGTAGGTGGTAGCGCAGGAGCTCCTGCTCATTTTAAAGCTTTAAAAGGAGCTAACGGTGTTGATTTAGTACCAGCAGGAGTTGGATTATTTTTTCCACCAGGCGTAGGCATTGAAATGCAAGTTACTAGTGCATCATTAGATGCAACAAGTGCACCAGTATTATTTTACTCTTAATATTTTAAATAATGGCAAAAGCAAAATCAGTAGGAAGTGCTAATAAAGTTTCTTTTGGTAAACGTAAAAACGGATCTGCCCAAAAATCATATAATAAACATACCCCAAAACCTAAAGCATACAGAGGTCAAGGAAGATAAACATAAATAAACATGAAAAGTATACAAAATCAATATCGTGATTTACAAGAAGGTAGAATGACACAGTCAAACTTCATGAGAAATGTACGTATGACTTTACCTCAGTATATTACTAACGTAACATCATTTAAAGATACAGTTAAAATCCTTACAAATAAGGGTATACTGAATGAAGCAATTATTGTCAGCAAAACAGACGCTGAAGATGAAGGATGGGATGATGCTTATGAAAAAACATTTGATACTTTTAATCCTAGTGAAGAAAGTAGTAATGATGCTGAATTTGATGCTTTAATTAAAAAGATTGAAGATGAAATGACTGGTGAAGAAGCAGTTAAATCTCAATATGATGAAACGTTAAACGAAGCTAAAGAAGCAATGCCTAAAGGTAATAGTGGCAAAGAATTATATGATGAGTTTGCTGAAGCTGATACTTTAAACCAACAAGAAATCATTACAGGTATTACTATTGAGCATGAATTAGCTCCTGAAAAATCATATAATGAAATTGCTAAGTTAGTAATTAAAAATGTAAAAAAAGAACCTAATTACTATACAAACTGGAAAATGTCTGGTGTTAAAGGATATGAACCTAAATACATGGATAATGTTAATCCTGATGATTATAGAATGAAATTTCTTGAGAAGGACAATTTAATTGACAAGCCTAACGTAATGAAGCCTGTTAAAGGATTTGAAAAAGCTAAAGCATCTGCAAATAAAGCTAAAAAAGAAACTAATAGCGTAGTAAAAGACGTTGAGGAACTAAGTGTAGTAGCTAAATCAACTCGTGGTGTTCAAAAAATGGATGCTACTGGCACTCAGATGAAGAAAATTGTAATGAAAGAAAATAATGGAGGATATGGTGATGAAAGTCCTGAAGAGTATGCTGACATGTTAGCACAGGCAAGGGAATTTATGAGTAAAAATAAAAAACCTCAACCAATTCCTACCTCAGATCAAGGATACGGTGATGAAAGCCCTGAAGAATTTGCTAATATGCAAAGAGGAGTAAAAGGACTTACTAAAAACGACATCATCAGAATGGTTCGTGAAATCATGGCTGAATCAGGAGTTGATGGCGGTGATAACATGATCGATGATAAACAAACCTCAATGTACTAATATAATATGAAAGAGTTATTAATTGACCATATTCCCTTTCAAGTAGCTAAACTTACATTATCTGAATCTAAAGGGATTCCTAGTGGAAGAATGCGTATTAAAGGCAAATTACAAGAGTCAGATGTAAAAAATGGTAATGGCCGTGTATATCCTAGAGAAGTATTACAACGTGAAGTTGAAAAATACATGAAAGGACCAATTACTGATAATACTGCATTAGGTGAACTAGATCATCCTGAATCATCAATTGTTAACTTAAATAACGTATCACACAACATTAAAAAAGTTTGGTGGGAAGGTAATGATTTAATGGGTGAATTAGAATTACTAAATACACCAGCAGGTAAAATTGCACAAGAAATTATATCAGCAGGCATTCCATTAGGTATTTCATCACGTGGTATGGGTTCAGTACAGCAAATTGGTGAAACCGTTGAGGTACAAGACGATTTTGAATTATTATGTTGGGATTTGGTATCAGTACCATCTACACCCGGTGCATATATGAAGAAATTATCTGAAGGTAAACAAGTGCAAACTGAATCAACTGGTAAAGATTATAGTAAAGTAAGTAGCTTATTAACAGAAATTATCTGTAGCCACACAGGGGTTTGTCCTCTTTGTTAGGCAATTCGCGTTTTTACATATCTACATATATTTATGGATAGCCTACAATAGCTATCCATTTTTTATCCTCATGATAGCTTGGTATTATTACAAATCCCTATTAAGCTTCTTAATAAGCTTATTTCCGCAATTAAATTTAAGGAGAAACAAAAAATGAGTACAAACAAAAATTTGTTCAAAGAAGCTATTGCTGACGCTAAAGCCGTTCGTGAAGCCGCACTTGAAAATGCTAAAGCAGCATTACATGAAGCTCTTACTCCTCAACTTCAAGCTATGTTATCTACAAAATTACAAGAAATGGATAAAGAAGAAAACGTAGAAGAAAGCTTTGTTAATTCACACGAAGATGCTGAAGGTGCAAATCTTAATTTCAATCTTGAAGAAGAAGATAGCTTAGAAGAAGATTTTGATTTATCTGAAATCCTAGCTGAATTAGGTGAAGAAGAAAAACTTGATGAAGCTAAAGAAGAAGATGAAGAAAAACTTGATGAAGCTAAAGAAGAAGATGAAGAATCTGAAGAAGAAGCTGAAGAAGAAGAAGGTGAAGAAGAAGCTGAAGAAGAAGGCGAAGACGAAGTTGGCAAAATGTCAGTTGAAGCTTTAAAAGATCTTATCACATCTATTATTCACAATGAACTTGAGCAAGAAGAATATGAAACTTCTGCTGATGAAGCTGGTGAAGAAATGGGTATAGAAGCTGGCGAAGAAGCTGGTGAAGGAGATGAGATTGATTTAGAAGAATTATTAGCTGAATTAGATGCAACTGAAAACTTAGAAGAATCTGAATCTTTAAATGAAAATGTAATGGCAGAACTGCTCCCAGCAGTATTAGGTGCTTTAGGAATGGCTACAACTGGTTGGAGCATTGTAAAAATGCAAGATTGGTTAGCTAAAAAGAATCCTGAATTATACAAATCATTACAAAAGATCGGTTCAACTAATCCATTAACTGGAGAAAAAGTAGACGAAGCTAAAAAAGCTAAAGAAGAAAAAGACGAAAAAGACGAAATGAAAGAAGCTATTGAGACAATCAATACTCTTCGTAACGAATTAAACGAAACTAACTTATTAAACGCTAAATTACTTTACGTTAATAAGATCTTCAAAGCTAAGAATTTAACTGAATCACAAAAGTTAAAAGTTATTGCGTCATTTGATAAAGCAACAAACGTTAAAGAAGCTAAAATAGTATTTGAATCATTAAGCAATGCTATTGCAACCCCAGCTAAAAAGGCGATTAAAGAATCTTTAGGATTCGCGTCTAAAGCAGCAGGTGTAGCTCCAAACAGAACAATTGTTGAATCAAACGATGTAATTTCTCGTATGCAAAAACTTGCAAACATTATTAAATAAAATTAAAACAAAAATCGTTTAAAATGAACGTACAACAATTATTAGAATCATCAAATCAATATAAAGTGATTGCTGATGATGCAAAAAAACTTAGTTCTAAGTGGATTAAGTCTGGCCTTTTAGAAGGCATTAAAACCGAGAACGATCGCAATACAATGGCGATGTTACTTGAGAACCAAGCTAAGCAGTTAGTAACTGAAGCTTCAGTTTCTGGTGGTACATCATCTCAATCAGGTGGTGGTTATTCTTCAGAGAACTGGGCTGGTGTTGCTTTACCATTAGTTCGTCGTGTATTCGGTGAAATCGCTGCTAAAGAATTCGTTTCTGTACAGCCAATGAATTTACCTTCAGGTCTTGTATTCTATTTGGATTTCAAATATGGTACATCTGATGCTCCTTTCCGTGCTGGTGATTCTTTATACAGTGCTAACCCTAACACAAACGTAACTGATATCAATGGTACATCTTCTCTTTACAGAGCAGGTCGTTTTAACTATTCATTGAATGCTTACACAGCTTCTGGTTTAGCAGGTAATACAGGTTCTGCTGCTTCTTTAGGTATTCCTACTTTAGCTCAGATTAACTTTGATTCTAGCTACGCAACTGCTAGTTTAAAAACCCTTATTGTAACTGCTAGTGCAATTACTACTTCTATGGATGTTAACGCTATTAGATCTTTCGTAGTATCTTCAGGTTCTGTAATTTCAGCTTCTGATATCCTACAACAATTCACTACTTACAATAGCGCAAACGGTACATTTACCTTTATCTTAACTGGTTCTTCAGCTACTAACTTGACAACTGCAAGTGCTGCTGGTTATACTATTTTCTATAATGTACAACCTACTCCACAAAACAGAGGTGATTTTGAAGATACTTTTGGTGCTACTACAAACGCTGGTGGTTCATCAGTTGCTGGTGCAGTTCAACCAATTTCTATCCCAGAAATCAATGTTCAGTTAAAATCTGAACCAATTGTTGCTAAAACAAGCAAATTGAAAGCACAATGGACTCCAGAATTCGCTCAAGATCTTAACGCTTACCATAGCGTAGATGCTGAAGCTGAATTAACTGGTATCTTATCTCAGTACATTTCTATGGAAATTGATCTTGAGATCTTAGATATGTTAATCCAAAACGCGTTCACAGTTGATTTCTGGTCTGCGTTAAATAACAATACTTGGAACGGAACTGGCTTTA